TGCTGCAACACTCTGACTAGTTAATCCATATGCTGTAGGTGTTGTAATACCAACAGATAACGGTATACCTCCCATTGATCCTATCGTAGTTGAAAGAGTTGTGGTAGTAGCTGGTGCTCCTGTTACTAAACCAGTCGCACCTAATCCTGGAATAAAAAAGAAAGCAGCGATTAATAGCAATCCTGCTATTAGTTTTTTCATACCTTTACCAGAACCTGCAGGTATTGGAGTTATGATAACAGTATCTTTTAAATTATTTAATGCCATTTCATTAAGATCTGCATCTATAAAATCATCTCCATTTTGAATAGTAAACTGTATGCCCTTCTCATGACACTCTGCAAGATAATCTCTAAACCCTTCAACTTGACAGTCAATTAATTTAAGAATATCACGAACAGACTTATGCCCACAGCTCCAATCTGTGCCATATTTTTCTCCTAATTCTCCTAATAATTTAACTTGGGTCATAAATATATTCTCCTTTTTCTGGTAAAGATACAATTAAGTATGGTATACCTAACGCTTTACAATTGTATTTATCATGCTCGCTTGGGCTACAATCCTGGCCATAGTGACTATGGACTACATATAATATTTTTGAAATCATCGAGTACTTAACGAACTCTTTTGCGTCGATTATAAAGTGATCTTTTTCTTCGCTCATATTTTTCAGAGGAATGAAAGAAGGGTCATCTTCGTTAATAATCAATCCACAGCCTTCCATTGGAGCTGCTTTTTCCATATGGTTATAGATTTCTGGAAGTAATTTACTTAAATTTTCTTGCACCAGGAAACCCTCCAAAAGGTAAAACAAATCTAGTATCTTTTACAGCTTGACCTGTGCTTGTTGCTGTACCAGAACTTATAGGATTAAATCCAAATCTACATTGACAAGAAGTAAGTCTCTTTCCACAAACATCACCTCGTCTCCAATAATTACCGTGTCCGGGTGCGTTGCCTGAGCCTGTTATCTTAGTCTTCCACATAAAAGCTGTTCCTGATGTTGCTTTTACATAATCATTATATCTATCATCTGTATATGCATAGTAAGTAGTACTTGCATTATAGTTTTCAAAAACTCTTATTCTTTGCCAATCTCCGCTAGTATCTGAAGGTGCAGCAGTTGTAGTTCTTACGGCTTGCCAGTAATTATTTACTGTTCCACCATCTGCTGAAGTATCAATTGTTCCATCTGAGTCATATCTTCTTACTCCACTTGCTGTTCCCAAAGTAGTTGTAGTTTTATGATAACTATTTGCAGCTTTACTACCAGAAGTATAAGTTGTAAAAGTAGTTGAAGATGGTATAATATATTCATCATCTTCATTTACATAAACAGAATAAATAGTTCCCTCTATATTATATTTACCTTCATCGTGCCAAGTACAGCCGCCTCTTCTTGCTGCAACAGATTTTGTAGGACTTGCACCTTGAAAAACCCAAGGACATGCATTGTGCCCTACTACACGATATGGTAGTACTAATCCTTCAACACTAAAAGGGCTTGAGAGTTCAAATGAGATTTCTAAAGCATTCTCTTGTTCTACTCTATCAATGACCCACGTCTGTCTAGGGAACTCAATTGGAGTATTACCAGCACCTGTATCTGCACTTCCATCTTTTAAATATTTTGCTAAAGTTCGTCTTCTTATAATCTTTTTTCCTATTAAAGATTGAAAGTCACTTGTACCTACTTCTGTCTCAAAATCTGTTGTAATATTTGAAAAAGTAACTACAGGTCTTGGTGTGACTCCAGTACTGCTGACTTCAAAACCCTCTCCTTGAAATGGAATTGCTTTATAAGTATTTAATTGATTGTGATTGCTGAAATCATACATTTGAATATCAGCTAAGTCATCATCTTTTATAGGAGCAAAATAAGCAGAACTACTACTAGAAAGCTCTATCTCATAAAGAATAACAAGACCAGAATCTTGTTCTAAACTTTGAACTTCTCTGATTGCAATCTTTTCCGTCATGCTTCATAACACCTTATAAATGTTGCTTGTAAACTATAAAAATTATCAAATGCCCACGTCTGTGACCACTCCTGACATAATACTTTGATTGTTTCATTTCCATTAGTATCGTCTATTGTCATTTCAAACTTATTTACCCCACCTAAACTTTCAAAGAAAGCAACTAAATCATCTATCTCTGCTTTTGGTCTTGTACTAAAAGATACTTGCATTGTTTGTTGTAAGTTATTTATACCATCTGCTATTCTTTGACTATATCCATCACCAAAATCCATCATGTGAATTTTAGGTTTTGATTGTCTTGTAAACCCTTTGTCCACAGGAACTGCTGCAGAAAATCCGCTTATATTTGCTCCGCCATTTTGTCTTATTGCTGTTGCCATTATCTACTTAATACTCCTCCGGGTCTTTTCTCTCTTTGTATTGTTTCCATTACAGTTGCTGCGATAGCTTTACCTAGAGCTGCTCCTTGCGCTCCGTCCATATTAGTTTGTGTTCCACCATTTGCATCTACATTCACAACTATATTATTTGATTGTGCTTGACCTTTCATATTTACTGGTATGCTTCTGCCATCAGGCAATGGAACAACTGCTTCATTCATTCTGCCTTCTCCAACTAAGTAGGTTGGCTCAGTAGCGATTCCTCCTCTACTATACTTTGGCATAATTCCACCTTTTGCAAGTCCTATCACTCCACCTTCGGCAAGTGGAATCGGTAACCCCATAAATCCAAGAGCTTTTAAAGCTAGTTGTTGTGCTGCCATTTCTGCCATTTTCTGTAACATAAATATTGCCATATCTCTAAAAGCATCTTTTGCTGATTTTGCTCCTGTTCCGATTGCTATAAACATGTTTTCAATTCCTTTTGCAAAAGTATTCTGGAGTTCTCCAATAAAAGTCATTTGTTCCTCTGCTACTCTATTCTGCTCTTCCATTAAAGCTAATTTATTCTTTTGGAAATCTATATCTGCTTTTCTTTTAGCAATTTCACTAGCTCCTAAGTCTTCTTTTTCTTTAGCTAGTTGGCTTTCTAAGAAAGTAATATTTGCAGCTTCTTTTTTTATTCTAAGTTTGTCTTCTTCTATTTTTTGTTCTTTTACTAATCTTCCTCCAATCTTCGTTCCAGAAAGAAAAGCATTTCCTCTTACATTTCCCATTTGCATCGCTAGAATTTCGCTTTCAATTGCTTTTTGTGCTGCAGTATGGTGATTCTGAGCAATCTTTAGTTCAAGCTTTCTTCGTTCTACTTCGAGAAGTTCGTCATTTACTTTTTTATCCTCTTCTGCAAGTTGTACTTTTAATTTTAATTGTTCTATTTCTTCATCAGTATCTTCTATTTTTTCTTTCGTTACTGTTGATAAGTCAAAAGATTGTTTTTTAATTTCGGCTCTTTCTAACGCTGCTTCAGCTGCTGCTATTTTTTCAGCATCTTTTAGTTTCTTAATTTCTAAAGTTTCTAGTTTTGCTTCTTCAGTTATTGCTGTTTTTAATTTAAGTCTCTCCGCATCATTTGCGATTATATCTCTAGCATTTAGATTTTCGTCTTTTACTGCTTTTGTAATTCTATCTTGTAAACTTGCTAATTTAACTTTTTTCTCTACCAACAATCTACCTTCTTCACTTTCTATATCTCCTCCACCCTGTGTAAAAGATCTTATTAGTGCATCTTGTCCAGCTACCGATTCTCTTAAAGCTGTTCTTTGATCTGCAAAAGGCCCGCCTTTTCCAGAAAGTCCTTGCATTGATCTTAAGAATGTTTTATTTATTTCTTCTGCTCTTGATACTTTATCAGAAGTATCAATAATTTGATCTTCTTGCTCTTTTAAGCTCTTTACTAACTCTTCACTTGGTGATTTTCCTGCTCGTATGGCGGCTGCAAGAGCCATATAGTCAGCTGCTAATTTTTCTGTAGGAGCGCCTCTCGCTAGTTCTTCAATATTTAATGCTTGAGTTTCAAGAGCAGTGCCATATTCTTCATTAGTAAATACTAATTTTGTAAGCTCTGCTTTTTCTTCTTCAAAACGTTCTAGTCTTTCTTTAGCTGCAGTAGCTGAAAAAGAATTTGCTGATTTTGCCATCCTTGTATTTGTTTCTATAAGACTGTTTAACTTTTCTATTCTTTTTGGATCTCCTATCACACTCATTTCGGTAGATAGACCTTTTGCTTGATTATCTGATCTAAGCTCTTCAAATTTTCTTACATTTTCAGTAGCAGTTCCCGTACTTCTTATCATACCTGCAAACTGTTGAGAAGTTTCAATTCCTGCTGCAACTCGACCCTCTTCTCTAAATCTATTCATTCTTTTCAGTTCTTCATTTAGTGTTCTAGCAGCTTCTGTTTGCTTAGTCATACTTTCAGTGATTTCATTAACTTTTTCATCTTTATCCTCACTAAAAGCTTCCATTATACTTTGTCCAATACCAAAAAGTAAAGCTCCAATTCCAAGAATACCTGTTGCAGCAAAAGCAAGGTTTATTGCTCTTGCACTAAATTTTGCGATAGCAACCATTGCTTTTTGTGCCTTTGCAAATATAAGAACTCTTTGTGCATTTATAAGTGTGAAAAATGCAGTACCTTTTGATTCAATTCCTTTTTGTTTTGCTTTACTTGTTCGAAGTGCGCCTTCCATAATTTTTAAATGACGTATATAGTCTGCTCTCATTTTTATCTGTTGCGCTCTAGCATAATCAGCTGCTTGTTTAGTAAGTCTACCCTCTATTCTATATCTTCTTTTTGCATCAGCTATCGCTTGTTGTGTTATCTTTTTGTGAAGAGCTCCGTTCTTTTGAAGAGCCGCTCTTTCTGCTTGTAGCATTTTAGCAGACATTTGACCTGTTCCACCTGCCATACCACTAATATTTTCAAATTTACCCCTACCTATCTTTTGATTTATATTTTCCATTCCTGCAGCTGCGAATCTTCTAGCTCCTACATTGTCTCCTCTAAATCTAGCTCTATCCATTCTGCCCTGTGCTTTTTCTACAGCTGCAGCAGCTATTGCTGTATTCTTTACGGCAGCTTTACCCATATTCTCGAAATCAATTAATGATGCAACAATAGGACGTGCAAATAATACCAAAGCACCACTTAAAGCTAGAATATTATCTTTTAGAAATCCTAAAGTTGGAAGTAAAACTTTAGCAAGTCCTACTTGAAAATTTTCTACTAATTCTCCAAAAGCTACTCTAAACTGTGCTAAAGCAAATGCTCCTTCATCAATCTCCTGTGCTGCTTTAGAGAACTTTCTTTCTGCCTGACCTAGAACTTCGTTAGCAATCGCTTGTGATTTTTCAAACTGGTTTAATTGATTAGGAGCTTTACCTATCTGTGCTGCATAAGCCTTAAGTGCAGGTTCTAATCTCAGTACGATACCGAGTTCGTCGAGTAGTTCTGGTTCTGCTTTTGTTATACCTCTTGTAAGACGATTGAATGAATCTGTTAGATTTCTTCCAAGAGCAAGTGATGTATTCTTTGCGGCTTCACCAATTTCTGTTAACTGTGTTGAAGTCAATCCAGCTGCTGTACCAATAGCGGCAGCTTGAGCTGCTTCTGAATAACTAAGTTGGTTTTTAGTGGCCGCTTGAATGTTTTTAGTTAAACTTGCATAAGCTACACCTGTAACTGCTCCAAAGGCTTCTTGTCCTTTGATTAGGTTTGCAAAGTCTACTGAGTTTTGAAAGAATTGGAAAGCTGCAGTTACAGCAAAGACCTGTGCTGCTAATGTAGCATATATAGGAACAATACCGCCCTGCATTGTTTGGGCTTGTTTTGAGAATGCTTTAGTACTGTTTGATGTTTGTTGAGATAAAGATTTTAGTCTTCTATCAGAGTCTTGAACGTTTCTTGCAACAGAACCAACATTTTTACCTGCCTTTCTTGCAGATGCGCCTAGCTTATTTAACGATCCCTTATCGGAAACGTTAACTTCTAAATCCTGTTTTATTCTTTTGCTCATCTTCTCTTTGCTTTGTTCTCAGCTTTCTTTCTTTCTCGAGCTAGTTCTTTATTGATTTTATTAGAATTTCTAGCTTCAATATGTTTAATAAAAAGGATACATTGTCTTCTCTCAACTATCTCTAGTTCAGTTAGTAGCATTTCTAATGCTGACCAATCTTTTCCTAAGTATGAACCACTACTTCCGTCCCATCTATCTGGTAGTAGATGATGTACCATAAAAGCTTCTTGTAATTCCATTGGAAAATCATCTAAATCAGGAGGTATTTCATCAAGATCAGGTTCTTTTCCTAACTGTTCACACATACTTAAGTATGTTTCTAATGGTAATTGATCCTCTCTAAAATAATTGTCTAATAGCGCAAGTATTTGAGTTACTTGCTGCTGGTAAAATTTTCGAGGTCTGCGACTACTTCTGTAACCCAAGTATCAAAATCAGATGCGTTCTTCATCATGATTTCTGCATCTTCTTGAGTATAAGGTAGTTCGTCCTCCAGGTCTACTGAACTTACATCTAGTAATAACATCTTTTCTAGATATTTGTATTTAAGTCCGCTCCAACCTTTGATAACTGCTTTACAGTACTCAACTATAAACTTGTCATCATCTAAGATTTCTTCAAATCCTCTCGTTTTTCTGTTAAATTTTTGAGAAAGACATCTTGATCTTAATTTTACAAGTTCTTCTCTTGATAAGTAACAAAGTTGCACAGAAAATCCTTCAAATTCAGGATAATCAACTGTTACTGTTTTACTTGGAGTTAATAAACTCGCTAGTGATACTTTCTTTTTTACTTCTGTCATA